CAGGTACGGATCCCCGGCGTGTGCAATGGCAATTCTGAAACGTCCGTTCTGGCGCATATTCGCCTGGCTGGCCTGTGCGGTACCGGCGTCAAACCGCCTGACCTGATCGCCACTATCGCCTGTAGCAGCTGCCACGACGAAATAGACCGCCGCACCCGCCTCGTCGATGCGGATTATGCAAAGGAGTGTGCGCTGGAAGGCATGGCCCGCACGCAGGTTATCTGGCTGAAAGAGGGAAAAGTAAAAGTATGAGCGAGTATCGAATCAGCCTGCCGTGGCCGCCGAGCAATAACCGCTACTACCGGCACAATCGCGGGCGCACGCATATCAGCACAGAAGGGCAGGCCTACCGCGACCGCGTCGCCCAAATCATCAAAGATGGGATGCTGGAAATCGGCCTGACTACGCCGGTAAAAATCCGTATTGAGTGCCACATGCCGGATCGCCGCCGCCGGGACCTGGACAACCTGCAAAAAGCTGCGTTCGACGCGCTGACAAAAGCCGGGTTCTGGCTGGACGACCAGCAAGTGGACGATTACTGCGTAAAGCGGATGCCGATCATCAAGGGTGGCAAACTGGAGTTAACCATCACCGAGCTGGAGCCAGCATGAAACCCGACCTGATCGAATCGCTTCGCATGCGCTGGCTGCGCCTCCGCATTTATCGCCGCCCGGGAACGGTGCTGGTGGACTATCGCATTCTTCGTAACTTTATCCGCATTTACCTGATGGCAGGAGCAGCAGCGTGAACACTCAATACCTGGAATTTGTACGCCAGCAGCTCATCGTTGCGACGGCAGATCTGAGTGGGGCGACCAAAGGGCAGTTGATGGCCTGGCTGGAGAACGCCCAGTTCGACACGAAGACCTTTAAGCGGAAAAAGCCCAAAGTTTGGGACGAGGAAAACGAGAAATGGGTGCCGGTTGATAACCCGCCTATACCCGGTAAACAGTCACACGCCAAAGGCTCTCACATCCCACTGGTTCAGCCGGTCGAATACTCCACCGCATCCTGGCGTCGAGCGGTGCTGTCGCTCGAGGAACACCAGAAGGCGTGGCTGCTCTGGAACTACAGCGAAAACACTCGCTGGGAGAACCAGGTGACGATCACCCAGTGGGCATGGGCTGAGTTCAGAGATCAACTGGGTGCCAGGAAGGTGGCCGGTAAAACGATGGAGCGGCTGAAGGCGTTAATCTGGCTGGCGGCGCAGGATGTGAAGAAAGGACTCCGTGGTGGAGATAAATATGCTGGTGTTGACCTGGCTGATCTGGCAGGGGTGGAAGAAAAAAACTGGTATAAGACGTTCGGCGGCCATTGGCAAACGATGCAGGAAGTATTCGAGGCACTTGATAGTGATGCTTTGCGCGCGGTTTCGCGATCACGTTCACAACAAAAGGCGGCTAATTTTAAGCAAGGTATTGCAAAAGTAGAGAAAATCGCGCATATTTAAGCCTAATTTGATATTGTGCCAATATTGTATGCACTGGCAGTATTTGAATTTCTGGCCCTGCGGTTAACACCGTGGGGCTTTTGCTTTATAGCCATTTAAAACTTCTACAACCATCCCGTATTCAGTCCCTTTATAATTTCCTCTCACTCTAAAGGAGGGGATATGGAAGAAGGTTTTTACTGGATACAGCACAACGGCAGAGTTCAGGTTGCCTACTACACCAAAGACGAAACCGAAGACCTCGAAACGGGCCGAACCATAACGGGTGTATGGCATCTCACACAGGATGATGACATCTGTGATAATGGTGAAGCAGAAGTAATCAGTGGACCGTTGCCACAACCAGTGTGAGCACTGATAGCTAATTAGCAGCAAACCATTATCTATATCATCGCGCGCCACTGGCCTCGTCGCCAATGGACGGCGGTAAGTTGGAATTATCCGCGAGGTCAGGCTAATTACTTTAAGCCTCGGCATTTAGCCGGGGCTTTGTCGTTTCTGGAGGGTGAGGATATGTGACAGCCAAACGGTAGACCGCAGCCGAAAGGCAATGCAGCAGTCATGATGCTGCCCCGAGTCGCGTAATGGCGAGCCTGTGTAGTGATGGGTAAGGGTTCATAGATTAAAACTAGCTCCGGTAGAGCAGCGCGAAAGCCAGACGCGCACCGGTTATCAGCGGCGATTGAGCGACAGCACCTCAAGGGCATGAGCGTGGCCACTCCGGGTAGTGGCAAAGATTTTATAGAGGCTCGCATAAGCGGGCCTTTTTCTATTTCAGGCTCCCGGATACCCCCATCACTCGTTTTGTCGTTAATTCATCCGGCGAGCCTGACTCTACACATGGACCATATATGTCTGAACCTCTAACCATTGCTGGCGGTGTCACGTCCGCAACTATCGGAGTGACGTTCGCATCTTTGTTCCCCGAGGCAACGCCCGGCGTAATGCTGTGCGCGCTGGCTGGTGCAGCAATGTACGTTCTGACATCCGATCCACACCAACTGTGGAAGCAGTTCCTGTTCGCCGTCATCAGTTTTGTCGGCGGGGTGTTCTTCTCGGTACCGATGGCGAAAATACTGGCCGGGGTGATTAACACCGCGCTTGGCCTGCTACAGCCGCCGGTAAGTATCGAGGTATCCCCGAACATCGGCGCGCTGGTTTCCGCTTCCATCTCTGTCGCAGTCCTGCTTCGCATCCTCGCAAAATCAAAACGGGGGAAGATGCCGGGACTGGAGGAGGAAGGCCAATGACATGGCAAACCATCGTCCTGGATGCAAACGCCATAATCTGTGCCCTGATTGCCGTAAGACTGTTGTTCTTCAGCAAAAGCGGCAAACGGCACCGTCCGGCCGTGGCCTGGATGGCATACCTGATGATCCTGGCCGCCGGATTCACGGCGTTTCGCATTCTCTACGGTAAATATCTGCAGGTGGACCCGGGCGAGCTGATGCTTAACGTCGCCATTTGCGTTGCGGTGTGGCGCTCACGGGGCAACCTCGCAAAAGTATTCCAGAAGGCTGAACAATGACCAAAGACGACATCTTTAACGGCATCCTCGGCAAAGAGGGCGGTTACGTTAATCACCCGAATGACAAAGGGGGGCCGACGAACTGGGGGATCACTCAGGCTACGGCGCGCGCCCACGGCTATACCGGTGACATGCGTAACCTGGCTCGCGAGCAGGCTCTGGCAATCCTCGAGGCTGATTACTGGTACGGTCCACGCTTCGATCAGGTGGCTGGTGTCTCCCCGGCAATTGCTGCCGAACTCTGCGATACCGGGGTGAACATGGGGCCGTCGATACAGGTTAAGTGGTTCCAGCGCTGGCTGAATGTATTCAACAACCAGCAGCAGCTCTATCCAGACCTTATCGCCGACGGCCAGATTGGCCCTCGCAGCATCAGCGCGCTGAAGTCCTTCCTGGCGAAACGCGGAAGCGAAGGGGAAACCGTATTGCTCCGCGCACTGAACTGCAGCCAGGGTCAGCGATACCTCGAGCTGGCAGAGCAGCGCCCGGCAAACGAGTCATTCGTGTATGGCTGGGTAAGAGAGCGAGTAAGCCTATGACGAAGCTGAAAGCCATTCTGGTCGCAATTGGAGTCGCCGTATTGATGGTGCTGGGCGCTTTCGGCCTGGGCAGTATGCGTGGACGAGAGAAGGCAGAAGCCAAAGCTGATAAGCAGCGTACCGACGAGAACGCCGCCGCCACTGAGGCAGCAGCAGAGCGCCGGGTAGAAGTAACGAAAGAGGCCAGCAATGTACAGCAGACGGTTAGCCATATGCTTGATGACGATGTCGATCGTGAGCTGCGCGAAAACTGGACCCGCAAAGGTTGAACTCATCGACACTGGCTGCGACTGGGTCAACGTCATTCGGCTCACTGAGCACGACATCGAGGTGATGGATCGCCAGACGAAGAAAGACATCCTGGCGCACAACAAAGCGTGGCAGGCGAACTGCAAGAAATTGCTCCTTAAGTGAACATTGATTTGACAATCGCAATGATTAAGCCCGACTATAATCTTAAAAATAGTCGGGCAATAAAAGGTTATTTTATGTCAACAATTAATCCACCAGGTAGCATTGGGTTCAGCGATGCTAGCCTCTTGAATTCCTTCGATAAGTCCGAGGGCGGAAGCTCTTTCAGGATTGAGGATAGTGGACGTTCTGATCAGTTCTCTCCAATCAGTCAGTTCACTGGAGGTAGCAGTTTCTTCGTTGAAAAGGGAAACGAGGCGATCGAGATCGTGGTCTAAACTAGACACCCACTCGCGCATACGCTCATGGTCAACGCTTTGCATTCCTCCAAAATTCCACTGAAATGGATGTAATAAGAATCGAGCCCCATGATTTGCAAAGCGATGCGTTCCCGCCAAGAATATCGCGTTAGCAATCGAATCAATATTACTGATGTTGAAGCAATGTACCGGAATGGGTAGGGTTTTTATAAAGTTGTAGGCTGTAAACCCAGATGTCACATCCCCACCAGAACTGGAAATGTGTAAATTGATTTGGGTCGCACCTTGTGAGATAGCGGACAGCATGTGACTTTGAAGGATGCTAACTGTACTCGGGTTGACAGGGCATAAAAAATGGACAGTATGAATCATAGGATTTTCCAGAGGTTATCCCGGATTGGGCAAAACATATGTGGGTGCGAAAATTCCTAATTCAACATGAAATATTTTCATTATGATCTAACCGCCTACGGGCGGTTTTTTATTGCCATTACAAAGCTCATCTGCTGGTGGGCTTGATAAGGGACATCCTGGCGCATAACAAACCGTGGCAGACGAACTGTCAGACCAATGAATACCTGTAGCGCGATAAAACTTTTTATTATCAAATGGGGATATGAATGAACGTGTTAACTGATGAAACACTAAAAATGGTTCTCAACATTGCGATCGAGTCACTAGAAAAAGATGGTGATGTTGTTATCGGTAAACAAATAATTATTGCTGCCTTTTCGGAAATTATTGAATCGCGAAAAATCCACAAACGAACTATGTACGAGAAACGGATGGAAAGCACAAATGGGAAGATAAATTGGGAGATCCCTCCAGATCTTGGTAAGCCTGTGTGAACTAAATCATCAAGCTTGGTATGCTGCTCCCGATCAAATCTACATGATGATGAGGAGCATTAGTAAATGCAAAACGTTCATGGCTTATCGCTGATTACAACATTGGTTAACCTCAGGCTCGGCGGTAAATCCGTATCAATCGGGACAGGTTTTTTTTACAAAAATGAAAAAGGCTTTATCTTTTTGGCAACAAATTACCATGTCATCACAGGTTTAAGTCCATCTGATAAAGCTACAAAAGCCGTACATGGAGATGAAATCGTAATACAGCTCAGAGATAAAGAGGGAAAGGCATACAATCAACATATCCCGTTATTTACCCTTAATTCCAATAATTGGCTTGAACACCCAACTGATGATGAAGCTGATATCGTTTTAATACCTCTACCACCTAAGCTTCTGGAAAATGCTGACTTCGCTTATATCGGCAAGGGAACTACTTTAAATAACGTTTTATTGCATCCATCTTCTCCTGTAGTAATGATTGGTTATCCACATGGGTACAGCGATTCTGTGAATAATCTCCCCATATGGAAAACAGGCAGCTTAGCAAGCGAGCCCGAGTACGATTTTGATGGCAAAAAAGTTATTGTCGTTGATATTTCTGCTTTCCCAGGGATGTCTGGATCACCAGCGTTCTATGTGTCTCATAACGGCTACGCCACCAAGAATGGAGACTTCTTCATGGGTGGGGGTATGGCAGTTCATTTTCTAGGCGTTTATGCAAGTATGCAAATGCTTAATAGTGATCTGTACCTTGAGCAAGTGCAGAATCAGTCAAGTTACAAAGTATCACATAGCGAATCGTTACAGCTTGGACATGTTTGGAAGGCTCAATTATTAGAGGAAATTGCAGATTCCTTTGATCCAGATACTTACTTTAAGCATTTTATGAGGAAGGTAACAAGGCCTGCAGTTCAGCCTTCATTTTTACCTAAATTTGAAAATACTCGCTGGTAGATTTTTGCTCTTAGGCCCCGTTTTAGCGGGGCTTTCTGATTGCCATCACCATGGGCAGACCCATCGTAATGGCAGAATGCGTCAGCATTACGGATTTGCTGATTTTTCGAAGGAATATACGTTAAATGTGTACTTTGACTTCACCTTGCATTGGACTTCAATGCATACGCTATTTTTCTTGAAATTGCTCGGGAATAAGCTCATTTCCTCCAGGCCTTTCACATAAAAACTTATGTCATCATCATCTCGTTCAAGGTACTTAACCTGACCAAATGGCGGGCGCTCGTTCAATGTTCTCTGCTGGAGTATGTGGATAAAATGAGTTGTTGGCGAAAATATTACCCTTGAAATATCCAACGCTATATCTCTTTTGACTTGCGGCAAGACTAAGTCCCTCGGGTAGTGATGTTTGATTTCGATTGTCGCTATACCAGCACCGTTTTCCCTTTCCGTAATCGATGAATCATAAATCGATAAATCTACTGCACCAGCCCTGCACTTAGGATGCTCGCTCAAAGCTGTTAGGTTACTGATTTTATTTATTATTAAAGTAATCTCATCACGAATTTGAGTCTCATGTTTTCGGTTGTAAAAGTAACAGTTAAGGTCATGTAGTTTTTGACGCATTCTTTCGTGGCTAATTGCCTTGAGCAGTAGACCTTGAATCATATGTTCTTCACCTGATTATCGAAAAAAGGATTATACATGGCTAAACCGGACTGGGAGGCTATCGAATCGGCTTACCGGGCCGGAGTGATGTCCCTCCGTGAAATCGCATCGCAACATGGCATCAGCGAAGGTGCTATCCGTAAGCGCGCCAAGCGTGATGAATGGTCACGTGACCTGAATGCGAAGGTGAAAGAACGCGCTGACGATCTGGTACGCAAAGCTGAGGTACGCAAACAGTTCCGCTGGCTCTATACCAACAAGCGGATCGGAAAAATCCCCGATAACTCACACCTCCCGGTACACACGTTCTGGGATATCGGCGTGGGCGACTCAACGGCTATCTGGTTCGTTCGTGAGGTTGGCGAAGAGTTTCATATCATCGACTACTACGAAAACTCTGGCGAGGGCCTTAGGCACTACATGAAGGTGCTGAAAGATCGAGGCTATGAGTACGGCGATCACTGGGGTCCGCACGATATTGAGAACCGTGAGTTTGCTGCTGACGCGAAATCCCGCAAAGAGCTGGCGCGCGAAGGTTACGAAATCGATGGTCAGATGTACTCACTGAAATTCAAAGTGGTGCCGAAAGCCGGTATCGATACCGGTATTGAGTCAGCGCGTGAAATCCTCCCGAAATGCGTATTCGATGAGGAGAAATGCTCGGAAGGTATCTCTCACCTTGAGGGCTACCGGAAAGAGTGGGACGACAAACGCGGCTGCTGGAAAGACAAACCTCTCCATGATGCCACCTCACACGGCGCTGACGGCTTCCGTTACTTCGCAGTGACGAAGAACAACCGCAAGCAGGTCGGCACAGTATTCTTCTAAGGAGTATCGCCAGTGAGCGAACAAGATAACGGCCTTCAACTGGCTGTGAACAACCTCGCCACTGAAATGAGGCGAGCGAATTACCTGAATGCCATTGGCATCGGCGGCGGGAACACGAAGCGCCCGACGCTTTACCAGGAATTTGGCTACCCGAGCACGATCACTTTCAACGACTTTTACAACATGTACCGCCGCAATGCCGCCGGCTTCGCTGTGGTGCATCGCCTGCTGGATGGTTGCTGGCAGGACTACCCGGTCATCGTGGATGGCGACCAGACGAAGGTGTCGAAAGAAACTAACGCCTGGGAAAAGAAAGTCACCAAATTCATGAAGAAGTTGTGGCCGAAGGTGAAAGATGCCGACCGGCGCAATATGGTTGGCCGTTACTCCGCGCTACTGCTGCAGGTCAAAGATAATCTTGACTGGAAAGAACCGGTCGACATGAAGCTGGTGAAGAACCTCGGCGAGTCGGCGCTGGTAAAATTAATCCCTGTATGGGAGCCGCAGTTAACTGTCGCCGAATGGGATAACGACCGGAAATCTAAGACCTTTGGTCAGCCGCTAATGTTCAACTTCAACGAGCAGCCTGTTGGCAATGAACAATTCGTAGGCCCGATGCGAGGAGAGCCAGTACATCCAAGCCGGGTGGTTCTGTTCTGCGAGGGGTCGGAAGACGA